CCCGAAAAAACAGACAGACTTAGTTTGCGCGGAAACGAATACGAGAAGGTCCGCGAGGCCCAGGCGAAGATCTCCCGCAGCCGGTCGGCCGCCGGCCGCGAGATCGGCCCGCTGCCGGCGATCGCGTACCCGGACCGCCGGGCGGCGGCCCTGGCGTCGCTGCGGGTGTACTGCGAGACGTACCACGCGCCCAAGTTCTACCTCGCCTGGTCCGACGACCACCTGGAGGTCATTGCCCGGCTCGAGCAATGCGTTATGGTCGGCGGCCTGTTCGCGCTGGCCATGCCCCGCGGCTCGGGCAAGTCGGCCCTGGCGAAGGCGGCGGTCGAGTGGGCGGTCCTCCGCGGCAGCCGGCGGTTCGTCGTCCTGGTCGGGGCCACGGACGGCGACGCCGTCTCCCTGATGCGCGACATCAAAGCCAGTTTCGAGTCGAACGAACTGCTCCTCGCCGACTTTCCCGAGGTGTGCTACCCGGTCCACCGGCTGGAGCGGATCACCCAGCGCGCCAAGGCCCAGACCCTCGACGGGCAACCCACGGCGATCGTGTGGAAGGACGACAGCATCCGCCTGGCCAACGTGCCCGGCTCGGCCGCCGCCGGTGCGATTATCTGGACCCGCGGCATCACCGGGGCGATCCGGGGCGCGAACGACACCGGGCCCGCCGGCGAGACGGTCCGTCCCGATATGTTTTTGTGCGACGATCCGCAGACACGGGAGAGCGCCAAGTCGTTCGAGCAAACGAACTACCGGGAGGCCGTGATCCAAGGGGACATCGGCGAACTCGCCGGGCCCAACACGGTGATGGCCGGGATCGGCCTCGTGACCGTGATCTTCCCCCGCGACCTGGCGGACCGGCTGCTCGACGGCACCCGGAACCCGACCTGGGGCGGCCGTCGGTTCAAGGCCGTGCGGTCGATGCCCACTCAGATGGCCCTGTGGGAGGAGTACGCCAACATCCGCGCGGACAGTTACCGCGCGGGCCGCCGCGGCGAGGAAGCGACCGAGTTCCTTGAGGCGAACTGGGACGCGATGCACGAAGGCGCCGACGTTGCCTGGCCGGCGCGGGTGAAGCCGGGGGACCTCGACGCGCTCCACACGGCTATGAATGTCCGGTTCGACAAGCCGGCCGTCTTTCAGGCCGAGTGGCAAAACGACCCGAACCAAGACGCGAGCCTGACCGAGTGCCGGCAACTCACCGAAGAGGACCTGGCCCGGAAGCTCAACCGGCTGCCGCGCGGCCTGGTTCCGCGCGAGTGTAACAAGCTCACGGCGTTCGTCGACGTGCAGCAAGAGATCCTGTTCTGGGCAGTGTGCGGCTGGACCGAGCGGTTCGGCGGGGCCCTGGTGGATTACGGCACCTTCCCCGGGCAGCCGACCGACGTGTTCAGCGCGGGGGCGCCGCCGCGGAAACTCTCCGACCAGTTCCCCAACCTCGAAAACCGGGCCCGCATTTACTCGGCTCTGACGCAACTGGTCCAACGCATCATCAGCCAGCCGTACAAACAGGCCGACGCCGACGGCGTGCTCTCGCCGTCGCTGTGTCTGATCGACGCGGGTTACGAGCCCGACGCGATTCACGACTTCCTGTCGCGGTCGCCGCTGCGGCCCGTGTTGCAGGCGTCGAAGGGCCGGTACGTCGGGCCCAACCAAAAGCCGCTCAACGAATACCGCCGCGAGGCCGGCGATCGCGTGGGCTGGAACTGGCGGATCGAGGCGCGGACGCAGGCGAAGGGCCGGTACGTTTCCTTCGACACCAACGAGTGGAAGACGTTTATCGCCGAGGCGATCCTGGCGCCGGCCGGGGCGAGCGGGTCGTTCTACCTGTCGGGCGCCGCGCTCCAGCCCCAGGCCCTGCTCGCCCAGCACCTGCTCGCCGAGTACCGGATGCCCGTCGTCGGCCTGCGACGGATCGAGGAGTGGCGCTGTTACCCCGACCAGCGCGAGAACCACTGGTGGGATTGCGTGATCGGGGCAGCCGTGGCGGCCTCGGTGAGCGGGGTCAGTTTCAGCGCGGCGGTGGCCGCCGGCGAGGATCCGGTCAAGGCGCAGGCCAAGAAGCGCGTGAAGCTCTCCGACGTGTACGCCGCGAAGCATGGGCCGATTGCCCCCGGACGGCCGCCGGGCGCATGATCGCGGCATGGCTGAACAATCATCCCAAATTCAGACGAACGCCCTGAGCCCGCTGGAGGTCACCACCGACGGGACCACGGCGACGCAGCAGGCGATCCCCGACCAGATCAAGGGCGACCAGTACGCGGCCGCGGCCGTCGGCGTGAAGAAGCGCCGCCGCGGCTGCTACTTCTCGAAGATTATCAACCCCGGCGCCATGTCCGACAACGGCGGATCCCGCACCGGCTCCGGGTTCAACGGGTGTTGACATGTTCCAGTGGGCGCGCAACCTGTTCGGCGGCGGCCGGCCCGCAGTGCCGGCGCCGGCACCGGCCCGCCGGCCGACGGTGCAGGCCCGCTACGACAACGCCCTCAACACCGACGAGAACAAACGCAACTGGTGGATGACCGACGTGCTGTCGGCGAAGGCCGCGCACAACTACCAGACGCGCCGCAACCTCCGCACCCGATCGCGCTACGAGGTGGCCAACAACCCGTACCTCTTCGGCATTACCCGCTCCAACGCCGACGACCTGGTCGACCGCGGCCCCACCCTCAAGTGCATGTTGCCCTCGGCCGCGGACAACCGGCAGATCGAGGCGGCCTGGCGGGAGTGGTCCCACGAGGTCGCGCTCGTCGAGAAGATCCGCACCATCAAACTGGCGCGCACCGTCGACGGCGAGGGGTTCTGGATCCTGAAGACCGTGGAGGACCTGAAGGGCCCGGTCAAGCTCTACCCCCTCGACGTCGAGACCGACCAGTTCACGAGCCCCGCGCCCAAGAACCTCAACGAACTGTGGGTTGACGGGCTGGAGCTTCACCCGGTCACCGGCCGGCCGACGGCGTACCACGCGCTCCGGCACCATCCCGGCGACCTGTTCTTCCCCGAGTTGAACCCGCTCAAGACCGACCGGATCCTCGCCCGCTACGTCGTGCAGTGGCTCTACAAATTCCGGCCCGGCCAGGTCCGCGGGATCCCGGTGTTCACGCCGAGCCTCGACGAGTTCACCGAGTTGCGAGCGTTCCGGAAAGCGATCCTTGCCAAGGTCCAGGTCGCGGCGAACCTCACCGCCGTCCTGGAAATGCCCGCGCCGGCGAACGCCGAGGACAACACCGACGCCGAGCCGTTCGACAAGTTGCCGATCGACAACGGCATGATGGTGACCACGCCCGGCGGCGCCAAGCTGGCGCAGTTCGCGTCGAGCGAGCCCAGCACCACCTACGAGATGTTTCAGGAGAAGTGCCTGGGCGAGGCGTGCCGGCCGCTCAATTACCCGCTCAACCTGGCGCTCGGGACGTCGCAGAAATTCAACTTCAGCAGCGCCCGCCTCGACCACTTGAACTATCGCCAGAGCCTCACCGTCGAGCGGTCCGACTGCGAGGTTGTTGTGCTCGACCCGACGTTCGCGGAGTTCATTGCCGAGGCCAGCCGCGTACCCGGCCTCTTGCCGAAATCCGTCCGCTCGATCGCCGACGTGCCCCACGAGTGGCACTGGCCCGGCTTCCCCATGCTCGACACCACCGCCGAGACCAACGCCGACCTGGCCCGGATCGCCGGCGGGACGCTCACCTGGCGCGAGTTCTGGGCCAGCCGCGGCTACGACTGGATTCAGGTGATGGAACAGCAGGCCGCCGAGAAGAAGGAAATCGAGCGGCTCAACCTCACGTTCGGCGAGCCCATGAAGAAAACCGAGCGCATCGACGACGGGGCGCCGGCCGCCGCCGCCGCGTGAAAATCGACGGCGCGAATTGAATTCGGATCGGCCGCGGCGAAACAATCGCCCCCGACCTGTCGAGGCCCCCGACCAACGGATTGGTCCCATGCCCAACCGCCACGCCCGCCGAAACGCCGCCCGCATTGCCCGCGTTGCTGCCAAGCAAGTGCAGCGGATCGCGGCGCGACGCGACGCGCCTCGGCCGTTCAAGGCGACCGGCGCCCGCGCGAAAGTGCAGGCCGCGGTCGAGGGCGAGGGGAAGCTGGCGACCTTTGAAGGCGTGGCCTACACCGGCGCGCCCATGAAGCCCGGCGGCTGGTACCTGCCCATCATCATCGACCTCGACGGGGTCACGACGCGCGACCACAGCCCCGCGCTGCGCCAGCACGACCACGAACAGATTGTCGGGCACACCACGTCGGTCAAGGTCACCGCCGCCGGCGTCGAAGTCGCCGGCGTGTTCAGCGGCGAGGCCGAGCACGTGGCGAAGGTCGTCGGCCCGGCGAAGAACGATTTCCCCTGGCAGATGTCGGTGGGCGCGAATCCCATTCGCACCGAGTTCCTGGAGGCCGGCGAAGAGGCCAAGGTCAACGGCCGCACCGTCACGGGCCCCATGACGATTTCACGCGAAACAGAGATTGAAGAATATTCGTTCGTACCGCTGGGCGCCGACGGCGACACGTCGGCGACCGTGGCCGCGTCCAAGGAGGGACGGGGAATGAACTGGAAGATCGCGCTTAAGGCGTTGATGGCCGAACTCCGCGCCGCCAAGAAGGCCGCGAAGTACACCGACTCGGAAATTGACGACATGGACGCCGAGGCCGCCCGCGCCGCACTCAAGAAGTGCATGGCGGACGACGACGACGACGACGACGATGACGACGACGCGTCGGAGTCCGCCCGGCGTCAAGCGCTCACCCTCGCCGGCCAGCAGGTCCTCAAGGACCTGAACGTCCAGGCCGCGGCGCAGATCCAGCGGCACGCCGCAATCCTGAAGGCGTGCGCCGACAACGCCGTGGTCGAAATCGAACTCGACGGCAAGAAGGTCAACCTCGCCGCCCATGCGATCGCCGAGAACTGGACGATTGAGCGGACCGAACTGGCCGCGCTCAAGGCGGCCCGACCCAACGGTCGCGTCGGCGTGCCCGGCGGCCTGGCGTTCAGCAAGTCCACGCCCGAGGTCACCGAGGCCGTCCTCGAAGCCGCCGTGTTCCACGCCGGCCGGCATCAGTTCCAACTGGACAGCGACGCCTTCTACCTGGAGGCCACGCCGGACGGCAAAGGCATGATGCGCCGGGTGCCGGAGTACCTCGAAGCCGAGACCCGCAAGCCGTTCCGGGCGAAATACACCGACCAGGTGCAACAGGCCGCACACGACCATTTCAAAGGTCGGATCGGGCCGCAAGAGATCATCCGCGTCGGGTTGCAGGCCGCCGGCTACGGCCGGTCGATGAGTTGGAAGACGGAGACGGGCGTTCGCTCGATCCTCGCCGCCTGGGGCCACTACGAGAACCAGAACCGGATCGAGGCCGAGGGCGCGAGCAACCTCTCGATCTCGAACATCCTCGCGAACGTGATGAACAAGTTCGCGCTCCAGGGTTACCTGTTCACCGAGCAGGCCTGGCGGGAGTTCTGCGCGATCCGCAGCGTGAACGACTTCAAGCCGGCGAAGTCGATCAACCTGCTCGGCAACGTCCTGTACCAGCAGGTCGGCTCGTCGGGCGAACTCGCGAACCTGAGCTTCGGCGACCAGGCGTTCGCGAACCAGGCCGCGCTGTTCGGCCTGATCGGGACGCTCCCCTGGATGCACCTGGTCAACGACGACCTGGGGATGCTCACCGGTGCGCCGATGAAGATCGGCCAGGGCGCCGGCCTCGCCCTCAACGACAACATCTTCACGCTGATGAAGAACATGGCCGCCGGCACCACGCTCGGCGACGACGGGGTCTCCTTCTGGCGGACGTCGAGCGACACCACCGCGGCGAGCAAGTCCGCCGGCAAGGCCTACAAGTTGAACAAGTTCACCGGCGGCGGCTCGGCCCTGTCGTCGACGTCGCTGACCACGGCCAAGGCGGCGTTCGATAATCAGTTGGATCCGAACGGCAACCCGTTGGGCTTCGACGGGCTCATGCCGATCCTGCTCTTCCCGCCCACCCTGTGGCGACCGGCCACCGAACTCTTGCGCTACAACGCGCTGGCCGGCACCGGGCAGACCGCGACTCCGCTCCAGCCCGACGGCAACGTCTGGGCCGGACTGATGAAGCCGGTCATGAGTCGCTACCTCGAAAACGCCAACTATGTGAACAGCGCCACCGGCTGGTACGTGCTGTTCAACCCGGTCGCCCTGGCGATCCTCGAGGTGTGCTTCCTCAACGGCGTCGACACGCCGACCGTGTTGCAGGCAAGCCCCGAGTACCAGTTCGATCGCCTGGGCGTCTCGATCCGCGGCACGATGCCGTTCGGCAGCAACCAGCAAAACTTCCGCGGCGGCGTGTTCTCGGCCGGCGCGTGATTCTGACTTTCGCGTGAGCCCCGATCGGGGCTCACGCAGGGGTTTAACGGACCTTCGACCCACGGATGGGCTTTCCCATGACAATGGCGATTTACAAGTACGGCAAGCCGGTGATGGTGAAGAACAACCCCGGCTCCTCGTACAGCGCGGGCGACGTGGTCGTGATCGGGAACGTCCCGTTCGTGGCCCACGAGGATAACCCGGCGTGGAGCGGCAACGCCCTCACGCCCGACGCCTTCGCCGCCGGCGGCGGCGTCTACACCATCCCCGCCGACGCGGCCTACGCCGTCGGCACCGCCGTGTTCTGGGACACGGTGAAGCAGCAGGTGACCACGATTTACAAGTCCGGGGTGACGTACCCGTTCGGTCACATCGTGGCCGGTCCCATCGGCAATACCAACGACGGCGGGCCCACCGGGGCGACGTCGCTCGCGGACGTATACCACGAGCCGGTCCCCGGCCTGGTCGCGCTGATGAACGCGAGCCAGCCGTTCGCGAACTTCCGGAACATCCTCGACGGCACCGACATGACGATCAACCCCGCCCAGCGCGGGACGTCGCAGGCCGCCGACATCGCCGCCACCACGACTTACGGCCCCGACCGCTTTGCGTTCAAGGGCGGGGCCTCCAGTGCGATCAACTGGTCGATCAACGCCGACACGACCGTCGCCGGGTTCTCGAAGTCGCTGAAGTTCCAGCGCAAGAGCGCCAACGCCGACACCGCGGCGATCAACCTTTGCCAGGCCCTGGAGTCGATCGACTCGATCCGGATGCAGGGCCGCACGGTTACGTTCTCCTTCTGGGCCCGCTCGGGCGCCAACTACTCCGGCGGCGCGCTCACCGTTCAGGTCGAGAGCGGCACCGGCACCGACCAGTCGGCGGCGAACCTGATCGGCGGCACGTGGAGCGGCCAGACGCACGTGGTCAACACCACGCAGGCCATCACCGGGACCATGACGCGCTACCAGTTCACCGGCACCGTGCCGGCGGGCTGCACGCAGCTGGGCATCATTATCCAGTGGACGCCGGTGGGCACCGCCGGCGCCGACGACTCGGTCATCCTGAACGGCTTCCAACTCGAAGACGGTCAGGGCGCCTCGCCCTACGAGCACCGCGACATCGAGGTCGAACTCGCGTTGTGCCAGCGCTACTTCTACCAGCTGAACGAGCCGGCCAGCGGCAACATCGTCGCGGCCGGGCACGTGGTTTCGACGAACGTGGAACTGTGGTCGATGGGGCTGCCGGTCACGATGCGGACGGCGCCGACGGTCACCGTGACCGTCGGTTCGTTCAAGTCGAACAGTTCCACCGGCGGCATCGTGGCGGCCACCGCGCTGGCGGCCTCCGGCACGCACACCACCACGCAGATCGGCCTGACGGCGACCGGCACCGGCACCGCCGGCCAGGGCGCGACGTTGCAGGGCGGCGGCGGCGCCGGCTCGATCGCGGTCAGCGCGGACCTGTAAGCCGCGGCGCGGACAAGCGGACAAGCGCGGACAGGCCGCGCGGACAAGCGGGGATGGGCCGTGACTTTTGAAGACCTCCAGCGCGCGGTGCCGGGCAACAACAACGCCGCCGCCGTGAACCTGGCCAGCGACACCGCGTTCACCCCGCCGACGCAACGGATCTTCGTCGGCGGTACCGGGAACGTGAAGGTCGACCTCGCCGGCGGGCAGACGGGCATCCTCTACACCGCGGTGCAGGCCGGAACGTACCTCACGATCCGCGCCACGAAGATTTACTCGACCGGTAACGGCACCTCGGCGTCGAACCTGGTCGCGGAATGGTGAGCCACGGATGGCGACCAACTACGTGCGGGACTGGGACGACATGCGGATCACGCCGCAGGCGGCGGTCCCGGTCAACCAGATCATCCAGCTCCGCGACGGCCGGGCCGCCCTGTACCTGGGGGTGACCGCCGCGTCGAGCGGCGACCCGCGCTCAGCGTTCAAGGCCTCGGGCATTGTGAGCGTGCCGAAGAGTTCGGGGTATTCCCTGCTCGACGGCGGCGACGTGTTCTGGGACCGCACCAACGGCGTCGCGACCTGGCAGCGGCTGCCGGCCAACCGCGGCTATTTCATGGGCACGGCCTACGGCGATGCCCTGAACACCGACGTCGTCGCCTCGGTGAACCTGAACGTCCGCGCGGCGTATGACGTCCGGCTGTTCGGCCGGGACAACAACACGTTCACGCCGGCGATCATCCTGACGGCGGGCAAGCCGACGCTGACCTACCAGGGCGGCCTCGACTTCCTGCTCGACAGCACGAACGAAGCGCAAAAGGTCGACGCGCTGAGCGATGACTACGTTCTGACGGGCGCGAAGGGGATCGTCCGCGGCGTGGCGACCGTGGTGAACGGCGGCGCCGCCGCCAACACGAAGTTCTACCTGGGCCTCGCCAGCGGCACGCACGCGACCAGCCCGCCGTCGGTGACCGAGTACATCTATTTCGAGATTGACTCGAACAACACCACGATCAACGCGCAGTCGTCGGACGGCACCACGACGGTCCCGAAAACCAGCACGACCAAGACCTACACCGCGGGAACGCCGGTCGAGTTCTGGATCGACCTGCGCAACCCGGCCAGCTGCGGCATGTACGTGAACGGCGTGCAGGTCCTGATCGCCACCGTGTTCAACCTGGCCGCGGGCGCCAGCAACATGAAGCTCCTGGCCTGGCTGGGGAAGACCATCAGTACCGACGTGATGGAAGTCAAAATTAACTTCCTCGGGTGCCGGACCGCCGAGCAAAGCACGAACGGAGTCTGACCATGAACGCCGCGACCATCGCCGAGGCCCTGATCCGCGTCCGCGCCGCCCTGCCCTCGGCCGAGGTGCTGGCCGACGAGGACGGCATTCACGTGTGGATCCACCGCGACACCGACATGCACCACAGCGAATTCGACGCGGACGCGCTGGCCGCGCACAAGCTCCGGTGCGAGCACGCCCGCACGGCCTGCGTCGACCCGGCCGACGTCATCGCCCTCGGCCGCCTGGTGAAGCAGCCGTCGAAGATCGTGAAGGAAATGGTGGTTGGCTGCGTGCGGGCCGGCAAGGCGCCGGAGGTTCACATGCACGTCAAACACTTGCGCCACCTGCTCGACCAGTTGCCGGCGGTGCCGGCGCCGGCACTGGTGGCGGTCCCCGACGTTTCACTGGCCGCGGCCGCCGACGATGCACCGCCGCCGGTCGTGCAGCCGTAAGGGGGCGCCGTGGCCGACATGCTGCAAGCCGGCGTGCAGTGGCTCGCCGCGCAACTGACCGCGAACGCTGCGTCGAACGTGACCTACTCACGCGTCGGGACCGGGACGCTGACCGTGCTCGCGACTCGCGGCCAGACGCCGTTCCGGATCGAGGACAACAACCATTCGCGGATCGAATGGTCGGACCGCGACTTCCTGATCGACGCGGCGCTCCTCGCCGCGAAGTTCGGGCTTCCGCTGAAGGGCGACCAGGTCGTCGACGGCGCGGAGACCTACGAGGTCACGCCGTACAACGGCGAGCCGCACTTCCGGAACTCCGACCCGTTCGGCGTGAAGCTCCGGATCCACGCGAAGCGGGTGAAGTGATGAACTGGGCCTGCCGCGCCGCCGCGATCGCCGACGCCTGGACGAACTGGCTGAACGACGGGAACAAGGACTGGCAAAAGCCGTCCCAGCAGTTCACCGCCGGCCGCGAGTGGGCGAGCGACAAGAAGCTCGAAGAGATCGACAACACGCTTTACGCCGGCGTGGTCGTGTTCGCCGAGGGCAAGCCCGAGGTGGTGGCCCGGAACAAGAAGAGTCAGCCGTACTCGGGCCTGTTGATCCTGGCCCAGCACTACGAGCCGCCGGGCACCGCCAGCACCGCGGCGATCCCGAACGCCTGGATCGACAACCTGGTCGCGACGCTGGAGGCGATTCAGGACGCGCTCGACACGCTGACGGTGACCTACCAGTTGGGCGGCCAGCCGGCCAACTTCCAAGTGTGGGCCAAGGAGCCGCCGGAGTTGAACCTTACCTGGCTGGAACCGGCCCTGCTCAACAACCGGTCGTTCCTGGGCTTCCTCAGTGTGACGTTCACGGAGGTCCGCCCCCGGTGATGACGTTCTCGATCGAGCAGGCGAAGGACCTGTTCTTCGACAGCCCGAAAGTGCAGCGCGCGGTCGACCGCGGCTTCCGGAAAGCGTTCAGTCGGATCGGGGCTTTCATCCGGACCGCGGCCCTCACGATGCTGTTCCGCCACAAGGTGGCTCGCGGGTTCGGGGTGAAGTCGAAGTCGAAGGACAAACACAAGGGCGAGGTGGCGCCACCGGGCGAGCCGCCCTTCATGCACCTGGGCCTGATCGCGAAGTTCCTGTTCTTCGCATACGAGCCGACGGCCAAGTCGGTCGTGATCGGCCCGGTGATGCTGAATCGAATCAGCCCGACGGCTCTGAGTTCCTTGGAGCACGGCGGGCCGTCGCTGGTGTCGGCGGGGCGCGGGAAGCGCGTCCGCCAGGTCGAGGTCCGCGAGCGGCCGTTCATGTACCCGGCGCTGCTCCAGGAACTCCCCAACGCGCCCAAGGAACTGACGGGCTGCGTAACGTCGAACTGAGACACGGAGGTCGCCCATGAGTTTCGTCCTCGGCAAAGATTCAAAAGCCTACCGGAACACCGGCAGCTTCGGCGTGCCCACCTGGGTCGAGGTCAACGAGATCGCGGACCTGAAGGACAACTCCACCGCGCACAAGACCCCCGGCCGTCGCCGCGCGTCGGGCCTCTTCGCGCAGTACGCGATCACCGAAGTGGACATCGCGATCGCGTTCGGCCTGTTCTGGGACCTGGGCGCCACGAACTTCACCACGCTGCGGACGTCGTTCTACGCCGGCACGGAAAACGACATGATCTTCCTCGACGGGTCCGTGGTCTCGGGCTCCCACCAGGGGATCCGCATGAGCGCGGCCATGTCCAAGTTCGAGGAAGACCAGGGCCTGACGGCAATCGACAAGGTCGAGTGCGAAGTGGTACCGGGCCTCGGGTTCGTTCCGCTCACGTTCACGGGCTCGCCGTAGTTTGGTCGAGCTGATTGCTCAAGATGCTGCAAAGTCAGCAGTTATGGAATCCGAGGGGGCTTTCTCATGGCCGTAAACACCGTCACCACGACAACCCGCGCGGGCTTGTCCGGGCACGACCTGGCAGCGCTCGCGGCGGCGGTGGACGCCGGCGGCACCGACCAGTGGCCGAACGACGGCCGGACCGTGGTTTACGTGCAAAACGGAAACGGCTCGCCGCTGACAGTCACCATTCCCTACGCATCGGGCGTCGGCCTCGACGGACAGGTCCCGACGGCCCGCACGGTGGTGATCGGCGCCGGGAAAAACGACATTATCGGCCCGTTCGTCTCAAGCCTTTACAGCGACCCCACCACGGGCCGGTTCCAGTTGAACTGGTCTCTGACCGCCAACGTGAAGGCGCTCGGGTTCAACATCGGCGCTTAACCGGTGAAGTGGACTTCACCGGTTCCTTTTTCGGAGGCGGGCCTTGCACGCGTTCACCGACGGCCAGGGGCGAGTCTGGGAACTGACCATCACGACCGCCGAGATCGAGACGATCCAGGAGAGCACCGGCATCGACTTCGGCGAGCCCGGCGCCTTCGAGAAGGCGTTCGGCGACACCAAGACCTTCGCCGCGGTCCTGTGGTGCCTGCTCGCCGACCAGGCGAAGGAACGCGACCTGACGCCGCGGGACGTGAAGCGCGGCCTCGACACGGCCGACGTCGTCGCCGCGGCCCGCGACGCCGTGGCCGAGGAGTTGATCCGTTTTTTCCCGAAAGCCGCCCCGATCCTCCGGCGGCTCGACCAGGTGCTGAAGGAACGGGTCGCGGCGATCGAGGCGCGAAGCGCGGAGCAACTGACCAAACTGGCGGACGCGATCGCGGCCGGCAACCTCGACCGGCTGCTGATGCCGGGCCACGCGGAGGAACTGAAGCAGACGATGCAGACGATCCGGGACAACGTATTCGGCTCGTCGAACTCTGCTACCGGCTCGGGGGCGTCGCAGGCGTAAACCCGCGACCGTTCACGCTGCGACAACTCGTCTGGCTGGCCCACGGCCGGCAACAGAGTGAATGGGCGCAGGCCCTGGCGGTCATGACCACGGTGAACAACCTGTTCGCCTCCAAACCGCAGGACGTGCGGAAGCTCATGCCGCCCCACGTGCTGGGCCCCGAGCCCAAGCGCCGCGAGCCGACGGCCGAGGAAATTCAAGCCAACTGGCAAATCTTGAGGGACCGCGTGCGGCGAGGGGGACGGAAGCATGGCCGGGAATAGCGCGGAGATCGAAGCCGGCCGGGCGTTCGTCAAACTCTCCACCAAAGATTCCGAGTTTGAAAAAGGCCTCAAAAAAGCGTCCGGCCGCCTGAAGGCGTTCGGCGGGATCGTCGCCGGCATCGGCGCCGGGATCGGCGGCATGGGCGGCGTGATGCTCGCGCCGCTGCTCGCGTCGCTCGGCACCTTCGTCGAGCGCGGCTCGGAGATCCAGCACACGTCCGACCGGCTCGGGATCTCGGCCGAGGCGGTGCAGACCCTGGGCGCGGCGGCGAAGGCCTCCGGCGCCGACATGGACACGCTCGGCCGGGCGTTCTTCAAATTCAACCGCGAGACCGGGAAGGGCCTCGACGAGTTCGTGGCCGAAATCGACGCGCTGCCGGGCAAGACCAACGCCGCGGCCGCGGCGTTCGACAAGTTCGGCCGGCACGGCCTCGAGGTGTTGCAGGTGTCGCGACACTTCGCGAACCAGGGCGGCGTCGGCAAGTTCATGGAGGGGAAAAAGGCCACGGTCCTCAGTTCGGAAGATGTTGAGAATGCCGAGAAACTGCACGGGGCCCTCAACTCGATCCTGGGGCTGCCCAAGGCGATTTCATTGCAACTGGGCGCCGCCCTCGGCGAGCAGTTGGTGCCGTTCGTCGACGGCGTGAAGAACGCCATCAAATACGTCACGTTGTTCGTGAAAGAGAATCGGCAGATTGCCGTCGTGGTTGCGGCGATCGGCGGCGCGCTGGTCGCCGCGGGCGCTGTGATCGGCGGGTTCGGCGCCGCGATCGCGGCCGTCGGCGTGGCCCTGCCCTTCGTCGTGGTCGGGCTCAAGGTCCTGGTGGTCACCGTGGCGGCCGTCGCGGGCATCGCGATGCAAGGCTACATCGCGTGGAAAGTCCTCACCGCACTGATGGACGCGTTCCCCGAGACGGCCGCGGCGGTGCGCCAGTGGCTCGGGCAACTCGTCGAGGGGTTCCTGCTGCTGTGGGCCCGCGTGAAGGAAACCTGGTCGGGGATCGCCGCGGCGATGAAGACCGGCGACTGGCGGGCCGCGGTCCAAATCGCCTGGCTGGAGATCCAGGCCGAGTTCTGGCGCGGGATCAAGTACGTGCACCACGCCTGGGCCTACTTCATCGACGGGCTGAAGGAAGGCGTGAGTGCGTGGGTCGCCGTGTTCAAAGCCGCGTGGGACTATGTGACCTCGGCCGACTCATTCGAGGACGCGTTCAAGAAACGAATGAAGGAAGCCGCGGCGAAGATCGACGTCCACATGAAGCAGCGGGCCGATCGCGACAGCCGTTACGACGACAAGGTTGGCAAGCTCGACAAGGAGAAGCAGGCCCTGATCGACGAGGCGAAGCGCAAGGCCGGGCTGAAGGCGTTGCCCAAGGCGGTGGAGACGTTGCAGCACGGCCCGATGAACGTGGCCGACCTGGCGCAGGGAACGTTTTCGAGTCAGGCCCTCGCCCAGTCGTTCGGCGTGGCCGCCGCCAAGGTCTCCGAACGGATCGCGAAGGCGGGCGAGGCCACCGCCCAGAACACCAAGGACATTTCGGACAAGCTGGATGATTCCGGCTTGACCGTTGACTAAGGGACACGGATGTCCTTCTTCATCGAAATGTACACGTCGCGCGAAACGACGATGGGCAAGGACCCGTCGGCGACGTTCATGTATTTGATCCGCTCCGACACCGACGACGAGGTCGAGGTGCGCGCGATCGTCGAGGCGGAAGCGCCCCTCAGCTACGGCAATATCCCGAACCCGCGAATGCGGCTGTGGCGCCTGAAGTCGAAGCAGACGCCCCTGGGCAACGGCTACTGGACCGCGCAGGTGGACTACGGGATCTCCGGCGCCAACTCGCAAAACAACCCGCAGCAACAGAACAACGACCAGCAGGGTCAGAACGACCCGCTCGCGCCCGACGTGCAGATCTCCGCCAAGGGCGTGCAGCAGACCATCACCCAGAGCCTCTACACGGTGGTGAAGGCCAAGGGCACCGGCGACGCGCGCGATATCCCGGATTACAAAGGCGCGATCCAGGTCAGTAAGGAAGGCGTCAAAGGGTGCGAGATCCCGGTGCCGTCCATGTCGTGGTCGGAAACCTGGGTTTGGAATGCGCTGTACGTCACCTGGGGGTACATCAAAAATCTGAGCGACCTGGTCGGTCGCACGAACCAGGTCCACTTCCGTAGCTTCACCGAAGGCGAGGTGATGTTCGACGGGTTCGACTCGTCGCCGCAGGGCCTGGCCCAGCGGAAGATCACGTATCACTTCCACCGCTCGCCCAACGTCACGATCCCCGCCGGCACGTTCAAAAACAAGGACGGCCAGTCGCTTCCGGACATCGTGAAGAACGGCCACCAGTTCATCTGGTTCGAGTACGAGCAATACCTGATCGCGAACGACGCGATCGCCATGGCGCCGCGGACCGCCTACGTGGAGGAAGTGGGCCGGCCGGGCCTGATGAACGGCGGCATCCCCACCAACGAAGACGACTTCATCGGCAAGCTGGGGATCGGCTCGTGAGCAAAACCCCCGGCGGCATTTTTGAGCATTTGCAATCCGGCGAGAAGTTCCGGATCCGCGCGGAGACCTACAACGCGCTGATGGACATGGCGACCGATTGGTACTCGGCCCGCCGGTCCAACACGCCGCGCGTCCCCGTGCAGCCGGCCGGCCGCGAGGACGCGGTGTACGTCCTGGTCCAGAACACGACCGGCTCGGACGTGCCGCAGTTCGGGATCCTCGGGATCTCGCAGCCGCTGGTCCTGCCCAGCAACAACGAGTTCACGTTCCGCGAGCGGCACGCCTACGTCGGGGTGACGCCCGCGGCCGGGTCCCCGTTCGTGGTCACTCAGGTCCCGATCGCCAACAACGCGATCGGCGTGGCCGTCATCGCGGGCGAGACCGCCTGCAAGCTCACCGTCCTGAACGCCAGCGACACGCGCGCCGGTCCCTCGATCGACCCGACCCAACTCACGACCGGCAGTCTCGGGCCGGCCCGGATCCTCTGGAAGGATTCCGGCACCGGGTCGAGCATCTGGGCCCGTGTGCTGCTCACCGGCGACGACGACGACGATGCGCCGTGCTGCTGCCCCTCGGGCGGCGGCTCCGGCTCGGGCCCGCCGACCACGAAACCTCCCACCACAACGACGACCACCGGCGGCATGATTCAAACCATGACGGGCGGCACGAGTCTCTTCGACGGCGGCGGCTCAGGCGGCCCGCCCTCGATCGGGCCGCCCCCGATGATCCACTGCCCGCCGGGACAGCACCTGACCTACGACGAAAACGGTTTGATTTCCGGCTGTGCGACTAACGACGGGAGCTGGCTGGGCGGGCGCTCCGGCGGCGCGGGGCGACCTGAGCCGGAGCCCACGCACGCGCTCGGGCGGATCCAGGGCAACCGCGTGGCGTTCCAGGGCGGCCGCTGGTTCTTCCCCTCGGAGATCGTCGGCGGCGCGACGCTCACCACCGGCGACGTTCTCTATTACGACTCGTCGAGCCCGAGCGGCTTTAGCATCCTGTCCCTCGGCGGTGCGCCGAACGGGTACGTCCTGACCCTGGCCGCCGGCGTACCGTCGTGGGCCGCCGGCGGCGGGGGCGGCTCGTCGGCGCAACTGGTCGGCACGCCGTCCGACCTGCTGGCTCAAACCACGACCCAAACCGTGGCCACCTACACCGTCGGGGGCAGCAACGAAGTGGTCCGGGTCAGCGCGAACGTCGTGGTGACGGCGACCGGCATTGGGGGCAGCGTTACCCCCGACGTCAATTTCACCGACACGCACGGGACCGCACAGACCATCCACTTGTACCTGGGCGCGGGGACCGGAATTATCAACCAGGTTGGGGCCTTCCCGCTCCCGAGCATTCAAGTCCGCGCAAAGAATGGCACGAACGTCACGATCACCTACACGGTCAGCGGGACCATCACATACGACGGCGGCGGGACCCCTGAAAAAGTGAGGTAGTGATGATCGTTCAAGCCCGGTGGGTTGATCCCACCGTCACCGACCAAAACGCCATGCTCGCCGCGTCGCGACTGATCGCGAAGGCGGACGTCGAGAACGGCGCCGCGGCCAACGTCTGGCTGGCGGACGTCGCCGCCCAGCACGCGGCCGACTGCCCGCCGGGCTGGGTGCCGGTCGTATGCATCGCCGGCAGCCCGTGGTTCGACCCGGCCGTCGGCTAGTCGACACCGGCGGGCGGCATCTGCCAAGATGCCGCCACGTCGCCCTTACTTTCACACGGACGTGAATCATGTCGCCGAAGAAGGTGCTCCTCGACCTGGTGAAGAAGCTCAACGTCGCCCGCGTCGTGTTCGACGTCACCGAGCCCGACCACTGGATGCACGTCTGCCACGTCGTCGCCCGCAACGCGAAGCTCGCGGCCCGGGCCGAGGACCTGCGCGCAGCGCTCGCCGCCATGCCGTCGGTCGAGCAGACCCTGGCCAGCATCCCCGCCGACGACCAGGCCGGCCGGTCCGTCGCCGTGAAGGCGCACCAGGACGCCCGCGTCGCGACCTTGCAGGCGCTCGACCAGGCGGCGGCCGACGCCACGCAATACTCGATCGAGATCATCCGCACCTTCGCCGAGCGGGTCGGCGCGTTCGGCGGGCACTGGCCCGTCCGCATCGAAATGCAGCACTGCAACCCGCGCATGACCACGAGCGCCTACGCGGAGAGCGAAGAGGAACTGCGCCAGGCGTTCGCCGCGATCATGCACGACAAGGAAATTCTGACCCTGCTCGATCACGTGGCGGGCCACGAAACGGAGTAACAGATGGGCGCGCCCAAATACCCGCAGTCGTTTCAAACGGCGAGCGTGCACTTCGCGACCGCCAACACGTTGCGCGATGGCACCGGCACCATTGCGACCCTGATCACCGGGATCGCCGCCGGCACCGCGGTGCAGCGCGTTCGCATTGCCGCCACGGGCAACACCACCGACAACGTGATCCGCCTGTGGAAGAACGACGGCTCCTACCGGCTGCTCGACGAGATCCGGGTGCCGGCGATCACGGCCACCGCGCCCCTGCTGGTTTGGCGCACCGTGTACAAGTACCCGCCCGGCGAGGAACTCATGCTCAACGGCGTTGGAGAGTCGATGCGGGTCTCCACCAACAACGCCGAGGGGTACGACGCCTGCGCCGAGGGCCAAGGGTTCTAAATGGGCCTCGCGTATCAACCCTTCCTGATGCCGCTCGGCGGGTCGCCCAGCCCGCTCGGCGGCGGCCCGTTCGGCGGCTGCCGCAGCTGTGCGAAGCCGCTGGGCGGTTGCCTTTGCCCGTGCTGCACGCCGCCCTGGAGCGCATGTTTCCCCGGCGTGAACCCCGCCACGTTCATGGTCGACTTCGCGACGGACCAGGGCGCGGTCAGCACCACCCTGACGCGGCAAACGAACTTCGTGCCGGTCACTCTGCCGGGCCAGCTCGGCGCCAACGGCCTGATCCCGTGGACGGGAACGCCGGACGACATTGCGTCGGCCGGGAGCGGGTTCCTCTACAACACGGTCCCATTCTGGCCGTACCGAGAACTGATCGACTCCGGATGTAAATGGCAAAGCCCGGTCCTCGACAACATCCCCGGCTACGGCGGCCCCGGCGTGTTCTACCTGATCGGCGGCGACGAGCCCGAGGGCCTGAGCGGCGGTTACTTGTGGATCACGCTCTTGTGGGTTTACGTGTATCAATCGCAAGGCGCCTACATCACGTACAGCGGGGCATCGCTCTTCAATTGCCAGGGCACGCCGGGCTGGCCGCTTTTCAACCCCACCGCCCACAACCCTGTCTGGTGGGACCAGAACGCCGAGCCCATCCCCGGCCTGATGCTCGACGTGTACCCCGGTTGAGCCCCGGTTGCCCCCGGACCGTCGGCCGCGGCACACTCTTCTCGCGACCCAACCGCCGCCCCTTCAGTCTCCGGAGCCGACCATGCCGCGACTGCTCGCCGCCTGCCTGCTCGCGATCGCTGCCGCGCAAGATCCGGTCGGCGCCCTGGTCGAGGGTGGCCCGGTCGCGCCCGACGGCAAAACGCAGGTTGTCTGCGACCTCCCGGTCGAGTTGCGCAAGCACAACATCGGCAGCCCGCCGCCCAACGGGCCGGGTTGTTGCGTTTTTCGTTCCATCGACCACGCCGCGCATTACCAGAACGTGCCCGCGCTCTACGGCCTCCCCGAGCAACTCGTGAACGCCGGGATCCCCGGCGGCGGCGACCCGCGCAAGGTCGACCAGATCATCAAGCGGTTCGCGCCGAACGTACCGTATGTGCAGCACACCGGCGGCGACCTGGCGTTCCTTCGCGCGGCGATCAAGACCGGGCGAATGCCCGGGGTAACCTACGCCGGGATGGACATGCACTATGGGTCGCGGTCGCGCATCGCCCACATGGTCAACCTGGTGTACCTGGACGACACTCAAGCCGCGATCCTCGACAACAATTTCATCGGCGCGAATCAGTTGGTGTGGATGAGCGCCGACGAGTTCAAGGCCCGGTGGCTCCCGATGTCGGGCGGCTGGGCCGTCGTGATTCTGACGCCGCCGCCGCCACCGGTGCCGCGGCCGTGAGGAGGGAACCTCAAATGAAACGCCACACGTTAATCTTCGGCGCACTGCTCGCCGTTACTGTGACCGCGATGCTGCTGACCGTGGAGTTCGGCTTCGCCCAGCAGCGCTGGGGCGCACAAGGCGCACAGTGCGCCCCGGCGGTCGCCGGCCCCGTGCTCGACTGGCGGCCGCTCGAAGGCGACCCGGACCGCATGTACCTGTATTCCAACGGCGTTCAAATCGGCGGCTACTGCAACCGTGAGAAATACTACCGGCCGTTCAACGCGTCGACGCGGGCCTGGGGCGAGCCGACGGCCTGCCCGGTGGCGCCGCCGGCGTTCGCCGCGCGCCCGGTCGAGCAAGCCCCCGCGCCGATCGCCGCCCCGGCTGCCGGCAAACCGCACTGCGCCTGTAAGGGGAATTGTCCGTGTGAGTGCGGGCCCGCCTGCCACTGCGGCGACGCCGCCGGCGGGCAGGGGTTCGGCAACCACGGGATCAACCTGGAGAAAATGGCCGAACTGAAGGCCGGCCACCACTACCACCTCAACGGCAAGGAAGTGGACCGCACCGAGGCGTTCGACGCCGTCGGCGACGCGGGCCTGCCCGACGACGCCGACGCGATGCGCGTGACCTGGATCGGCCCGGCCGATGTGGGCGCGAAGATCCGGGCCGACGTCGACGCGGCCGTGCCGCTCGCCTCCTGGAAGGGCAAGGTGTCGCTCCAGTCCTACGGCTCGGCCGACGAGCCGATCCTGAAGGGTCTCGGGTTCGCGCCCGGCCTGGCCGTGCAGGCCGCGGCGGGCAAGCCGCTGTGGTTCGCCGGCGATTACAAGGGCGCCGAGGACCTCGCCGGCGGGCTGCTGCTCGCCGACGCCCGGCGCAAGGACCCGGCCTGGGATCCGATGAAGTGGCCCGCGCTCAACGCGCCGCCGGCGCCGCCCACCCCGCCGCCCGCTCCGGTGCCGGCGCCGGCACCGGCCCCGTCGATCGACCTGGGCGCCTGGCTGCAGCGCAACTGGCAGATCCTCGCGGCCGCCGTGGCCGCGTTCCTCGTGTTCCGACAAAAGGGCAAGGTGCCGGCGTGAATCTGACTTTCGACCCCAACAACGCAGTCCAGTGGATCGCCGCGGCCGTTACGGTGATGACGCTGCTCGACCGGCTCGGCTTCCACATGGGCCCGTGGACCTCGGCGATCGCGTACCTGGCGAAGATGCTGGGCGCGGTCCCCGCGGGCACGACACTTCCCGGGACACTTCCCGGGACACTTCCCGCGACACTTCCCGCGACACCAGCCAACAACGCCCCGGGCCCGCTCGGCGACATTTACGCCCGCCTCGCGAAACTCGAGTCAGCCGTGGTCAAGCCCGCGGTCGCGATCCTGTTGGCGCTGTTCCTGTTCCTCTCGTGCGCCGACCGCGCCCAGGCGGCCCCGCCGGCGAAGCCGATCGCGGTGTCGTTCGCCGGCACACTGCGGACGCGGATCGCCGCCGACCGGTTCTTGCGCCGGCTCGATCGCGACGGCGACCTGACGCCCGAGCAGGCCGCGGCCGTCGCGAAGCTTCGCAGCGACGACGACGCCATGCACGACTTCGTCGCCGGGCTGCCGGCGGTGAAGGAGGTCAGCGCCACCTTCGCCGACGCCGGGGCGACCCCGATCCTCGACTGGCTGGCCAACGTCGCGAAGCAACTCTGGGCCAACCGCCAGGCGATCCTCGACTTCATCGTGCAACTGGTGAAACTGATTCACCCGGTTCCCTGAGCGATCACTCATGCGCCTGACGGACCTTAACCCCCGGTGGTTCGCACTCGAAAACGGCGGGCCGCGCGTCGGCCTGACGTTCGATTGCCCTTGCTGTGTTCAAAGGGAAATTGCCTACAACCTCCGCGGGCATTGCAACACCGAACGGCTCGGCATCGCGTTCCACCATCGCGGCCACGAGGCGATCGACGACCAGTACATCCGGGCGCACGGCCACGGTTCGGACCGTCACATATGGGACCTGAACAGTGACGAGGATTTCGACACGCTGACGCTCACGCCGTCGATCGACGCCAGCGCGTCGGGTCACTGGCATGGCTTTGTGACCAACGGCCAGGTGACGTAGACAACGGGCCGCGCCCCGGGCCAAACCCAACCACCCGTAGGGCAACGCCCGTCCGCGGGCCGCCGCGGTCAAGAGGGGACGCGGCGGCCCCACTTTTTCGAGGACGTTCCATGCACCACCTGCACGGATGCTGGGCCTGGGTCTGCGAGTCGGTCGTGTTGATTCTGAGTATGGTACGGGACTGGTTTCGCCGGCGGCCGCCGGACGAACCCGGCTCAGACGGACCGACGATTTTACAATTCCGGTTGCAGTAGCCCAAGGACCGGGATTAGACTGGTCGCGGTTGACGTTGACCATTTTCCCGGTCCGGGGCACGATGCCAGGCATGGACGCCACCGGACCGGGGAGCCTTCTCGCCGAACTGAACGCGCTCGCCCTGCGCTCGGACCGGGACCTTTACGCCCGGCTCGCGAGTCTCGACCGCGCCGCCCTGGCCGGCCTCATGGCCCACGTTCCCCGCGACTGCACCTGCCGCGCTGTCTGCCCCGACCACCCCGACGATCCGTGCGACTGCGTCTGCCCTCACGTCGAGGCCGCCCGCCGGCGGACCTGGCCGCTATGCGTTGAGGCGGTCGCGTACCTGCTGTGGATCTCCGACCCGAAGCGCTACGCCGACCCGCGGCCGCCCGTGGGCCCGTCGTGCAACACCAACCCCGAGACGCAAGTGTCGGTGATGGCCGAGCGACACCGCCGCGGCGAGCACCTGTACCACCCGGGCGACTGGGTGCGCCTCGGGATGGACGCGATCGACGCGCGGCTCGGCCGTGGGACCCGACGGCTGCGGAACGGGGCGGACGTCGCCGGGGACCTGATGCTGGAGGCGAGTCATGCGGACTGACCTGGCCGAGCTGGAGCGCACGATCGAGGAGGGCATGAGCAGCTATCGCGAGATGGGGCAGGCCCTGAAAACGATCCGCGACCGGCGACTCTACGGCGCGGCCTATGGCACGTGGGACCGCTACTGCCGCGGCCGGTGGAAGCTCAGCGGCCGGTACGCGAACCAACTGATCGCCGCGGCGGCGATCGCCGAGGAAGTGGGAGCCACGGCTCCCGCCGCGGTCACGACCGAACGCCACGCCCGGGAACTGGTCCGCGCCCCCGCCGCCCTGCGCCTGCGGATCGCCGAGCAACTGGCCGGCTCGAAGCCGACGTCCGCGGAGATCCGGCACACGGTGGACGCGCTGGCGGAAAAGAGCACCGGGGAGAAGTTCGCCGCGGCGACGGCCGCCGAGGACCAGGCCCGGGCCGGGTTGCAGGACCTGGAGCGTGAACAGACGCGGGGGCGGATCGAAAGGTTGTGCGGCCGGCTGCGGGAGTTGCACGCGACTTTGCCCGCCGCCGGCGACGCCGACCGGGCGCTCGACACGTACCTGAGTGTCGTCAGGGGGCAGCCGGCGGCTCGGGCGGCTTAGTTCATATCAGCGAAATGCTTTTGAATCTCGCGAACCTGCTCCGCGCTGACGGCGCGAGGCTCGCCGAAGTCCTCGTCGCTGCGCTCCCAGCACTCCAGACAAACGAACTGGGACACGTCGCCGGGGGCGACGGCAATCTCTCGGCCGCTTGGGCTGACCCACACGGGCTGGGCACATTTCGCACACGATACCAGGGTTGAGTTAGCGAGCACGTGGCCGCCGCGTGCCTGGGGCCAGCAGACGATGGTTCTCATTGCAAAACTCCTTGAACGTCCGCTTCACGATTCCGGTACCGGGGAACAGGTCGACCAGCACGTCGCCCGGTTGCAGGCCGAGTAGTTCGAACACCCACACGCAAAACGCCGGCGGCTTGCTGCCGGCCAGGCCGGTCCGCAGGGTGATGTTGCACGACACCCAGTCGCGGACCGTCGCCGCCGATCGCGGCCGCGGCCGCCCGCCGGCGAAGATCACCGGCTCCCAGGCGTACGCCGGGTTCACGCCGGGCCGGAAGATCGAAAACGGTTTGACCCACGCTCCGACCCGCACGGCCGGCGGGCAGAGCGGCAGCAGGTCGCGAAGGTTGACCGACGAGCAGCACAGCGCCCACCCATCCGCGAACTCGCCGGTCAGGCGGTCGATCAGTCGCGCGTGCCGGTCGAGGGTGTCCCACACGTGCGCCCGTTTGTGGTGCCTCGCATAATGCTTGCGCGCCGATTTGAAGTACGGCGGGTCGGCGAACCCCATGCGCATCAGCCGGCCCGTCCTGGTGCAAAGAACTTCGTGAACATCCCGTCCAACCCTTTCAGGTTCGTGGAGCAGTTCCACCCGTCCATCTTCCCGCTGAACGGGTTGTCGCAACGGTACTTGACCGTTTTCAGGTACGCCTTCGCCCGGTCGAGGAGCGCCACGCGGGCCTCGACGCCGGCGATCCGCTTCTCGACGTTGGCCACCTCGTTGCGGGCCATGTCCCGCAAGAGGTTCTCGCCGCCGCCCTCGACGGTGAACCGGTCGAGCGTCGCCTTCCACGTGGACTGAGCCACGAACATGCCGAGCAGGGTCTTACTCAGCGCCTGTTCCTCGCCGGCGATCGCCGCGGTCATGTGCCCGATGACGTCGGCGTCCTCGATCGGGACGCCGCTCATGGTGGCGCCGGCCACGGCGTCGACGAGCGCCCGGTGCAGGACCTGGAACAGTTCGTCGGCCTGGCGGCGGTCGCCGGTCGAGGTGTCGCCGGTCGCGTCGTAGCGGGCCCGGCGCTCCGGGTCGATGAGGACGTCGTATGCGTCCTTGACGTCCTTGAACTTCTCGGCGGCCTTCGCGTCGCCGGGGTTGCGGTCGGGGTGCCACTTGAGCGCGAGCTTGCGGTACGCCGCCGTGATCTCGTCGGGCGTCGCGTCGCACTTCACCTTGAGGATCTTGTAGAGGTCCGGAGCGTCCATGCGTTACCTCGGGTGGAAGTCGTGACAGAAACCGCAGTAGAGGTTCTGCACGTCGTTCAGGTTCCAACTAATGTTTCCGCACCGCAGGCACTCGATGCCACGGGCCCCGCCCGGCGACTTCACCAGCCGGTAGGTGCACACGATCGGGATCAGTTGCAGGTGCAGGTTCATCGCGGCCGCGACCTGTTCCACCTTCACCGCGTGCAGCGCGCACACCCCGGCCTCGTCGCGGCCGGGCCAAGTGTACCGGAACGCGGCGGTCCCCTCACAGCCATCCTGGTGGCACTTCATGGCGACGGGCCCTTCTGAGTGACGTCGAACAGTTCGAGGAACCGCCGGCAGCGCGCCACGTAGAACCGTTGCAACTCCGGATCGAGCCGGTCCCACGGAAACTTCACCAGACCGGACGAGTTGAACCCAACCTGGTGCAGCAAGTCGTCGAGGATCTTAGCCAGGCCCTCGGCCGTGACGGGCTGGTCGATTGCCTCGACCGCGGCGCGGGTGAGCACGTAGCCCTGCTCGGCCAGTTCCTTCTCGATCGCCGCCAGGTTGCGCGCGAACGCGCCGTTGTGGGTGTGCCCCAGGATCCAGCAGAGCGCGTCGAGTGCGCCCTTCGCCGGCAGCCGGCCGTCGGCCTCGATTACGCGCGGGGCCTCGCCGGTGACCTGGCCGTGCAGGATGTCGTGCGCCCGCTGCACTTCGAGGAATGGCATCATTTCAATTCCCTCCTGGCCCGCTCGATCGCTTCGTTGAGCCGCTGCATGGCCTCGGTGGTACCGCCGCGGTCCGGGTGGTGGATCTTGGCCAGCTTCATGTACGCGGCCTCGGCGTCGGCTAACGAGAACGCCATTTCGTTGAGCTCTAGCACCGACCGCCACGGCTCGGGCGGCACATAGGCCGGCAGCGCGGTGAACCCGGCGAACGCGGCGTCGACCATGTCGCCGGTGCCCCAGCGGGAGATCCCCCGCAGCGCGTCGATGGTATGCCGGATCGCCTGCATGTTGTCCTCGATCTTCGACCAGCGGTCGCAGGCGAAACAGACGGGCCGATCTTTGTATTCGAAGTACACCGCCACGCCGGGGTCCCGCGGGTTACGCTGGCCGGCGAGCGGCAGCCCGTCCCGGCGTAATTCGATGTTCGTTGACAGAATGACCTTTTTCGCGCCCATCAACTTCAACTGGTGAAGCAGTTCGTCGCGGACGCGCGAGAACGACGTCACCTTGAACTTACTCGACTGCGCGAACCGGGCCCGCGGCCGGCCGGTGGGCCAGTAGAGGGGGAACGCGGTGGCGGCGACGGTTTCGGCCATGCTACGCTTTGACCTTCTTTCCCTTGTCCTTGCGTTCCGCCGCGGCCGCGGCCATCAGTTCGGCCTTGTCGATGCCCCAGCCGTCGAAGAACTCTTTCCCCGCGTCCTCGCCGTAGTGCGGGTGTCCCCAGCCGTTCGCCTCGCGGGCGGCGGCCAGTTCCGCCACCAGGGCGAACAGCTCGGATGATGGAAGCGGCGGCACCGGGCGCGCGTCCTCAACCATCGCCTGCAAATGTTCAATCCCGGCGCCCCGGCGTTTAGCGACAAGGCGCTTGGCGTCGTGCCAACAGTGGTCAACCAGCGCCGCGGCCAGGGCTCGGAGGCACTCGCGATCGGACGACGGCAGCCGGTCGAGGGCCGCGAATAGCTTCTGTGCTTTCGTGGCAACGGCTTCCTGCGCCTTCATCGCCGCGGCGTTGCCCGCTTCCTGCTTCCTCCGCTCGGCCGCGCGGCGGGCCTGTTCCTTCGCGTCGTCGGCCGAGTGGGCCAGGCGGTTGGAGGCCTTGCCCGTCCCGACGCCGGCGGCCTTCAGCGCGGGCCCGGCCTTCGACTTCGGCAACAGCCGGCGCAACTTCCCGCTCGGGTCGAACGCGACCACGACGTCCGCAGCGCAGGCCTCGCCGATCAGTTTCGCGTAGGTGCGGTGCTGCTTGTCCTCGTGACACTTCTCGCGCAGGTCGACGTAGTCGCTGCTGTACCTGAGTTCGTGCCGGTTGTAGTTCTGGAACAGCTCTTCGCTCTGCTTCGGCGTCAGCACACGGTTGCCGGCGGCGCGGGCCGCGGCGGCGTCCTCTTGCTGCTGGGCCTCGACCTTAGCGCGGAAGCATTCGGGATCGGTGCATACGTCGGCCCGCGACCCGGCGTAGCCTTGGGGATCCTGCGATTGAAGGTTGCCCACGCGCTTGGGGCAGAGCGCGCACGGACCGGCGGGCGTCAGGTTGACGCGCTCCCGGTCGAACGGCGCGCCCTTCAACTCCACCATGCAATGCCGCTCGATCAGGTCCTTCGTCTGCCGGTAACTCAGGACCTGGCCGCCGGCGGCCTGCTTCGCGGTCGGCGTCCGGTCCGCCCACCAGGTGCTGCCGGCGAGCACGTGCAGGGCCATCTTCTCGCGCGTCGCCTCGCCGGGGATCCGTGCGACCAGGGCGGCCGTCTCCGCGTCGAGCCGGCCGGCGTCGAGGGCCTCGACCGCGACCGGCGGCAGCGCCAACAGTTTCACCAGTTTGCGGACGACGGTTTCCGACTTCCCCACCGCCTTCGCCACGTCCTCGGCGCTGCGGCCGTTGTCCATCAGGGCCCGGTACCCGGCCGCCTTCTCCAGCGCGGTCATGTCCTCGCGCTGTTCGTTTTCAATGACCATCACTTCCAACGCGGCTTTGTCGTCGAGGTTCCGCACCATCGCCGGTATCACGTTGAGGCCGGCGAGTCTCGCGGCCCGCCAGCGGCGCTCGCCGCCGATCACCTCGTATCCGGGGATCGCCCCGGACCCCGGTACCGGACGGACCAGGATCGGCGACAGCACGCCGCGGGCCCGCATCGACCGGGCCAGTTCTTCGAGTTTCGACTCGTCGAAATGCTTGCGCGGGTTAAGCGGGCTCGCCTGGATCCGGCCCAGCGGGATCAGCCGCACGCCGTGCTCGTCTTCGAAGCCCATGTCGTCGACCGGCGCCGGCTCGGCCCGAGGTGCCGGCGCCGGCACCGGCTCGGGGGCTTTGCCGTTGGCGATCGGCACCGGCCCGCGCGGCCCGATCGCGGAGTGGACCTTCCGGGCCAGGGGCAGGCCGATGCCGGCGACGGACTGGATCGCGCGGAACGTGTTGCCGTCGTGGTCCTTGTCGGCCAGCCGCTCCAGGTCCTGCACCGAGAACAGCCCGTTGTTTTGCAAGATCACCAGCGCGCCGGCGGGCATGTTCGGCAGGTCGCCGAGGAGTTGGTGCGGTTTGGTTGAGGGCGACGGCGCAACCAACTTGTCGGGCCGCGGCACGAACCGGTCGAGCGCTCTCGTCGCAGCGTCCGCAATCGCGCTGTCCATGAAGAACGGCCCGGACTTCAGCACGCCGTAGCGCGTCCAACCGCATTGCTCGGCGCGCCGGTCGAAGTCGCCGACGGTCACAATGTTGAGTAGCACCTTCAGCCGGTGAAGCGCTTCCGGCGGGAAGTCGGGCACGTCGGCCAGGTTGAACTCATCCGCCGGCGACGGCTTCCGGTTCTCCAGCGCCTTGCTCAGACTGGGCCGGCCGCCGGCGTCGGGGAACGTGCCGTTGGTGCCGTCGTGCTTCTTGCCGTAAAGCTTGTCGCCGATTTTGACCGTCATGTCAGCACCTCCGTTGGTTCCGATTTGGTGTCGGGCGACCAAAAGGATTCCAGGTCGAATTCCTCCGTGATGAACTTGAGTAATCGGCCGCGGTCAGTTTTGGCCGCGGCAATACTCTGGCACCGTTCCTTGAATCGCTTCGCCCGTTCCGGGCCCAGTGAGTCGGGGTGGATCACCCGGTTGTGATCGCCGCGTTCCACGCACGTGAGTACGATCGCCGGGTCGCCGTCGTCTTCCGCCGGCGACAGTTCGTTGTGCCGCGCGATGATCTCATTGAGTTCGTCTCGTGTCATTTCGTCCTCGGTGTAAAATCGGGGTGACGGCTCCCAGCGCAGGACGGACACTTCCCACAAGCACCGCCCAGCCGCTCACCCCGAAGGTCGTCACCAGCCCGCGTCGGGCGCGGCCTTGCGGTGGGGTTTCATTTGCATTTCTCCACAACTCTCGACAGCCGGTAGCCGCCGGCGATCCCGACCAGGCCGACGACCGCGGTGCCGTCGCCGAGAACCCACGGCGAGTACTTCACTTCGAATTGACGTTGCTCGCCGTGGTCGAGGCGGACGATCACGCGATCGCCGGGCTGGAGCGCGGCGCGTTCCTGGTCGGTCATGACGCCTCTCCGTTGACGCGCCGGCCGTGCTGGCGCATGAAGTCGCCGAACGACACGCCGGCCGGCTCGGCCGCGGGCTCCGGTGCGCGCGGCGCGGCCTGGGCCTTCACCTGCCGGCGCTTGCTCTCGATGAAGCCGAGCAGCCGGATCAGGACGTCCTTCCGCGCGAACACCTTCCGGCCCGACGGGTCGTTCGGGTTCGCCAGGGACCAGGCGAACGCCCGCGCGACCTCGTCGGAGGTCGCGCCGATCGCCGCCAGTTGGCGGGCCCAGAAATGCGCCAGGCGCGGATCGGACGGCCGATGCCACGACTGGGCCAGGAAGAACTCCGCTACCAGCGGCGGGAACCAGGGGAGGAGCCGCGCTTCTGGGGCGTCGGGATCTTCGGCGAGATAAAACGCCGCTCCGCGGCGGACGGCTTCATAGAAATCCGTGTCGAAGAGTGAGCCTTGACGGCCGGCTTGGCTTTGCAATGCGCCCGCATTCGGGGGAGGGATCGGTTGTTGTTCGCGCGCATCTTGTTCCTCCTGTTCTTGTTCATCCCTATAAGGGGGATTCGATGGAGCTGTGAAGTGGGGTTCACAGGTACCTGTGAAGTGGGGTTCACCGGTACCTGTGAACTGGGCTTCACAGGTGTGCGGATTCGGAGCTGTGAAGTGGGGTTCACCGGTCTCGTCGGCCAGGAGCACGTATTCGTTGCGGTGGCCGTCGCGTCGCAGGACCCGAATGTGACCGGCGGTTTCGAGGCCCTTCAGCATCTCGAGAACCCACCGCCGCGAGCAGCCCGACACCGCCGCCAGCCGCCCCGTCGAGGGGTCGCAGCGGCCGGTCCGTTTGTTCCGGTGGGCATCCAGGTGACCGTACATGAGGCGGGTCTCGGCGCTGAGCGTGTCGTCGCGGGCCACGCGCTTGGGGAGTCGACTCCAGCCGTCCTCATCCTTGAAGCTGTTTCGACGTTCGGGGGGCGCTTCCATTCCGTGGGCTCCGTGCTACTGAAACTCGGCGGGGACCAACACAACGATCCGGCGGGCGCAGGCCGAGCAGAGATCCTCCTCCACCCAGCTGCACCCGCCGGGGCACGGCGCATCCTCCGTGCAATCGCAAACGCGGCACGTCCGGGCCGGCTCGACGCCCGCCTGCTCCAGCTCGGCGAGCAATACTCCGATGTGGCTCATAGTGGCCTCGTGAAGTCTGTCGGGACTAGAACTCAGGGTCGCAATGCGTCTGCCCATGACGGGTCTCCGCGGCGGGACTTCAGGTGCGCCAACACGCCGCCCATGATCAGGCCGGCCAGGTCGACCGTGAGCCCGGCGCGCAGCATCGCGATGGAAATCACCGCGACGATGTGCCGGTCACTCTGACCGCGGCGGATCATCCGGTCGAGTCGCCGCTTCATTCGCGCGGTCACCAGGTGAAGCTGCTTTGTCCTGCGCGTGGCCATGACGGGGCTCCGGCTCGGCCGCGATCGCGGCCAGGATGGCGTCTACCAGGCATTCGTTGGTGAATTGCGTGGTCACGTGCCGATTCCCCCGCGGAGCCGGCGGAAGCGGTTTTTGGCGTCGGGGCGGTCAATCTCGACCGCGTCGGGCGCCCCCAGGCCGAGGCGCACCCGGTTGCCGTCGACGCTGAGCACCTTCACGCGGATCAGGGTTGCCTCGGGCAGGTTCGCCGGGACGATGAAGTCCACCACCTGCTCGCACTCGCGGGTGAGCACCAACATGCGCGCACTCCTTTCGGGCGGGGCGTCCGGCCCCACGTCGTTCAGCGGCCTCCGTGCTGACGTTGGGAAGAAAAGCGACTGGACTTAGTGAACCGTCTCGCGGCCGGCCGTCCGGGCCGCGTTCCACAACTCGAACGCCAGGGCCCGGGCCGCCTCGGCTGACAGCACGCACAGGCGGGCCTTGTCGCCGCCCTTCACGCGGACGCCGACCACGACCTTGCCGTAGCACGTAGTGACCGCCACGCCGGTCCCGATCGCCGAGACCACGTCGAGCCCGCCGGTGTGCCCCGCCGCTTCGGTTGACAAGCCAGGCTTGTCAACCGGCGGGGACCAGAACAACCGTTTCAGCCACGTCACGATGAAGCCTCCTTGAGTTCAGGGCCGGACGAAAACTTCAGGTTTCGATTTGGGTTTGCCGCGCGTAGCGGTCGTACGGCCGGGCCGGCTAGAAATGCGACCCGGCAACTTGCGACGGTGACAGGGAGCTTGCCGGTTATCGCGTTAGCGCTAGAATGCGGGGGCGTAGGAAGGGCCTCCGTGCCCACTCCCACCCATCCACGGGAGTCAAAACGGAGCTTCCTATGCAGCAAGTCCTGCCGTTCCCCGGGCCGATGCCCTCCGCGGACCCAACGGTCCGGGAGGTGGTCGGTCTGTATCTGACGCTGGAAGCGAAGATCGAAACACGTCGCGCCAAGCGGGCGTGGGAGGAGCGCGAGCGCATCCTCCGCAATTTCGCCGTCGCGTACGGAGACGTGCGGGTCAGCCAGTGCACGAAGGCCGTCCTTAAAATCTGGATCGAAGGGAATCCGCAACTCAAATCCGATTGGACCCGCGGCCGTTGGTGCCGGACGGTGCAGCGCGCCTTCAACTGGGCCGCTGACGAGATGGAGCTGGCGCCCCGCAACCCGTTCAAGGGCGTGCGCTACAAGAAGGGCAAACGCGGCCGACCGCTGAGCGAGGAGGAGTTCGGCGGCTTGCTGGCGATCGCCGGCCCCGTGTTCGCGCCGGTGCTGCGCTTCTGTCGAATGACCGGGGCCCGGCCTGGCGAAATGGCGTCGGCCCGCTGGGTGGACCTGAGCCTCGACCCGGCCACCGGCACGGCGTGGATCACATTGCGGGAACACAAGACCTGCGACCGCGAGGACGCGAAGCCGCGCGTGATCGGGCTGCCGCCGGCGGCGACGGAACTGCTCGCCGAAACCCGCCGCGCGCTGGGCTGCTTCCCGGGTCTGGAGCCGGAGTGGATCTTCCTCAACGCGCGCAAGCAGGCGTGGACCCGCAACGCGATCAGTCTGCGGATGAGGAAACTCCGGGAGAAGCTCGGGCTGCCGGCCGACGCGAAGCTCTACGGCTGCCGGCACGCGTTCGCAACCGGGGCGATCGTCAACGGCGTGGCGCTGAAGGACCTGGCCGAATTGCTGGGGCACACTTCGACGAAGATGAGCGAGTATTACGTCCACCTGGCCGACCAGCAACAGCGGCTCTCGGAGCTGGCGAGCCGCGCCGCGGGAGGACCGCCGCCGGCGCCCCCGGCGGGTTGAAAGTCGGACAAGACTACTAGCTTTGCAGACTGGTGTTCGACCGGCGGCGTCCAGCGACAGGCTTCCCAAGCTGGACGTCGTCGGTTCGAATCCGATCGCCCGCTCTGTGGCAAAACAATCCAACACGAATGAGCCCGGCCGGGGCAGGTGGGTCAGGCCTGCCCTCGACCGGCCGGACGCTGCTCGTCGTCCGAAGGCCGTCGCGGGGGACAGCGGCCCGCCCCCAACCGACCCGGCCGGCGCCCTGTGCGCCGACCGGCCACGGGCGACGTACGCGCCGTGGAATGGGCCCCGCCGGTTGCCGACCGACTCGCGGCGGCCGGCCACGCCCGCGCCCTGAGCGTCCGGCGGGGTGGTTCGATGATACATGGCCGGTTCTCTCTTCGTCACAACGTCGCGGTAGGAAAGTTGTAAATCGTCCAACATACTCCGTCAAGGAGGAAAGTAGGATTTTTCCAATTTTCTTTCCGCGTCCTAATGAAGGCTTGTACAATGGCGGCAAAGAGGAAACGCCAAATGACCTGGACCCCGGAACGACTGAAAGCGCTTCGAAAGGCGTTCGGCGACACGCAGATTGCGTTCGCCGAACGCGTCGGCGTCAGCCGCTGGGCCGTTGTCAACTGGGAGACCGGCGGGCCGATCCCGCTGATGGCTTGCAAGTTTTTCGAGCGTTTGGAGAAGGAAGCGCAAGAGGCTGGAGCCGGGGAGCTGCAAACCGTCTGATCACCTCGACCACATTTTCAGGGCCTTCCCATGATCGCCTGGCGTCGATTTCTCGGCGTGGCCGGCGGTACCTTCCTCGCCGGCGTTTTTCTGGCCTGCGGTTCCCCCTCGACCAATCCCGCCGGCGGCGTCACGATGACGGAGTCGGACGCTGAGGCCTCGGGCGTGGTCTTCGCACGCGAACACATTGATCCACTTTTGAAGTCGCCCTCCACCGCGGACTACCACGCGAGCGACGTGGTCGCCACGCAAAAGGAAACGCTCGCCGACTCGGCCGGGGTGAAGCGCGATTGTTGGGTGGTTCGGGGCGGCCTGGATGCAATGAACCCATTCGGCGTTCCCATGCGCCACCGGTGGCTTGTGATCGTCACCCGCCGGCACGACGCGCGCACCTCGGAGTGCGCCGCGGTTGCGCTCGACGGCACGGACGTGTACATGCAGGCCGGGTTCCAAGGGTTGTTGAAGGAACGGGAGGACCAGGCCCGCGCCGATCGGGAGGCGTTCGCCAAGGCCCAGGCCGACGCGGAGAAGGCGGAGCGCGATGCGAAGGCCAAGGCCGACAAGGCCGCGGCCGACAAGAAATCGCGCGACGAGAAGCCGGCCCGCGACGAGAAGGACGCGGCCGCGTTACTCGGGATCGCCCAGGACCTGGTGCGCGCCGGCAAGCCCGACAAAGCGCTTGACCGGCTGCGGAAGATCGTGAAGGATTACCCCGACACGAAGGCCGCCGGCGAGGCCCGCGACCTGTTGAAGAAGCTGGAGCGCTGACCATGCCCGGCCCGCAGTACCCGCAGCCGTTACCCCAGGACCAAGTGCCTACCTTTAGGCATCTGGCCATTGGTTCGAAAGTGTCCGTCTTCGTTGGAACGAGCGCCCGGATGTTTCGCAAAGTGGGCGTCTCCGGCGACGGCCGCGACGTCTGGGAGGAGTTCAGCTTCGACGCCGAGCCGTCGGCCGACGAGCCGGTTATTTGCACGCCGGCTGCACCTTTGTAAAGTCAACTTTCCATTCCCGCGTTGCGGCTGTTAGAATCGGCCGCATGACCACGTGGGCCCAGCTCCGATCGCTTCAAGTCTGCATCGCGACGTTCAACGCGCAGCCGGTGACTGCGTTCTCCGGCGGCGTGCTGCGCCGGTTCCCCCCCGGCGACTTGTGGATGGTGAGCGCCCAGTGCGATGCTGACTCTCTTCCCGTTGCGGTCGCGCGGCATCGAAGCACAATCCCGCGAGTCACGCGCGAGACGTCGCCGACGGTTGCCTGGCCCGACTTCTGCGACGTCGTGGTCGAGGCACCCGATTCCCTTAAGCCGGTGGAGAATTAGCGGCATGCGCATCCCCACCATGCGAGAGAACCTGATACTTGAGGGCTGCATTCAATCCGCCCACGATTTAGACGCCGATGAGTACGACATCCGGGAGTGGTTTGGGTTCGTGCCCGATCAGTGGTACCAGTTCCAGCGATGGGCCATCTTCCAATGGACCTCGGACGACCACCGCTACTTTGTGGTTGGCCGGCTCCCGCCCCGGGCACGTGCACGAGCAACCATGATCATCATCGACGAGCCCGCCTGAGTTTTTCCCTTTTTCAGCCTTTCAGTGAAAAGCCTATTTTCTCGTGAACCGGGGTTTGCCCAGTTGCCTCCGGATTGCGCGATCGCGCACACTCCCCCGCATCATGGACAACCCATTCCCCCTCGTCGCCGACGTGCTGCGCCGGCGGCTGCCCGCGGCCGAGATCCGGCCCGGTGAGCACAAGCTCGCCGGCACGGCTCTGGTCGACCTCGACGTCACCGTTGCCAAGTCTGAGCCCACCGAGGCCGCGCCCACGTTGCCGTGGAAAGCGATCGTCGCCGTGCTGGCCCGCGGGCTCGGCGACGCGGCCCATATGGTGATCGCCAAGGCGGCCCGCGAGGCGCTGAAGGCCGAGGGCGACGTGCCGATGCCCGCCTCGGTCGAAAGCCATCTCGAGAAGATCCGGGAGAAACTGCCGACGAAGCCGCGCGAAGGGCCCACCAAGGTGGCCGGCACGGTGGAGCTGGTGGCGTTCGCCCCGGCTACGATTGTGCTGCCCGGCTGGGCCGAGGTGAAGCGGGTGCTGATGTCCGGACGTCGCGCCTGACGTTATGAGTTCCATCATGTGACGCGAAAAGTCACATTCTCAAGGAGGATTGCAATGAAGGCATTGCTCGCGGTGGCGGCGCTGTTCGGCCTGGGATTCGCGGCGATCGCCGACGACGGGACGGGGACCGCGCTCGACGAGGTGAACGCGATCCGCAAGGCCAACGGGCTGCCGCCATACGTTTACGACGCCGGGCTGGAGGAAGCCGCGAAGCGCTGCTCCCAGGCCCGGGCGGCGAGCTTCATTGCCGGGCACACGTCCAACGACTTCGCGTACCTGCCCGCCGGTGTCTCGGCCGACGCGGCCGGGTGTGCGGCGTGGCACCCGTCGATGGGCTGGGGCTCGTGCTGCATGTTCGACAATTACACCTATGCCGGGGCCGCGTATACGTTCGGCCGCGACGGCAACCGGTACATGCACCTCTTCGTCCGCGGCGGCGACGGCCGACGGCTCGGCCAGCGCGTGCCGCTGTCGCCGGCGACGTCGACGACCTGTCAGGGCCCGACGTGCACGTCATGTCCCGCCGGCGAGCCGACGGCCGACGGCGGCGACCAGTGCGGGCGGATCCCGGCGATCGCCGCCACCGTCGACGCGGGCCGGCGCGCGGTCTGGCGCATCACGCACCCGGCCGGCGGGCGGTTGCGGCGGTGAATTACGGAATTACGGAATCACGTAATCCTGTGATTTCGTGATCGAACCGGCGGCGGGCGGGGATGCTCGATTCACTATGGACACATCACCCGCCACCCCGCCGGTCGATCGAGCGGTCCTGAAGTTTCGACGCAACGGCTCGGAACCGTGGCGCTTCCTTTTCGAAGGCACCTACGCTGAGTGCCTGGCGCATCAGGACGGGCACGCCCGACAGTTCCGCACCGCCGACTATTGGATCCAGCGCGTCACGGAGGACACGCCTTGCCCGTCTCCCTCTTCGAATTCGCCGAATCTCGTGAAGTCGACGAGCCTCCGCACACCCGGTTCGGCGTCGATCCGATCGTGACGGCGAAGTTCCGGCTGGAACGACCCAACGGCCGCGTCTACCTGCTTCACCGGCTGACCACGCACCGCCGCGGCGGCACGCGGTACCAGGTCCTCGACGTCGAGGGCCGTCTGCTCTTCGATACGCAGGACCATTACGACTTCGGCAACGCGGTCAACGCGGTCGAGCGCTGGCTCGACTCGGCCGAGCCGGAAACCCCCTGGTGATTCATGGCTAAGAAAAAGCAACCCAAGCCCCCGCCCGCGCCCGTGGTGGAGAGCCTGGACTACATACTTCCGGACCTGCGACCGTTGGCGGTGCCGATCGCCGACCTGTTGCCGGATCCGGCGAACTGTCTCCAGCACGGCGAGGAGGACCTGACGGCGACGGCCGCCAGCCTCCGAGTGTACGGGCAGCGGTCCGCGATCCTCGTGAACCGCAGCACGAAGATCGTGATCGCCGGCAACGGCCGGCTGATGGCGGCGAAGGCGCTCGGGTGGACCCACCTGGCCGTGGTGTGGGCCGACGACGACCCGGCGACGGCCGCCGGCTACTCGATCGCCGACAACCGCACCGGCCGGCTGGCCGAGTGGGACGCCGAGGCCGTCGACCGGTTGCTCCGTAGTATTCAGACGGAGGACGAGGACCTCGCCGCGATGTTCGACGCGCTGGCCGTGGACCTCGACATCGTGCCCGGCGAAGAGACGGGCGGCGACCAGGGCGGCGGCGGCGAGGACGTCGACCGTAAATTCCAGATCATCGTCGAGTGTAAAGACGAGGCCCAGCAGTTGGAACTGTTGGAAAAGTTCGGCCAGGAAGGGCTCGAATGCAAGGCGCTAACCATTTAGACCCGCATTCGTTTTGCGTTAGTTGCAACTGGTCGGGCCCGCTCTCGTGCGCGGACCGGTACGAGGGCATAGCGCACTGCCCGCGGTGCCTGACCGAGCCGCTGCGGGTGCTGACGATTACGATTCAGGACGAACACACGTTCGCCGGCGAGGGACCGTGATGCGCTGCCTCGCCGTGAAACTCTGGTTTCGGTTTTCCTTTTGGCTTTTCGGAGTGAAAGTCATGCCGGTATCCCAAGGGGTGTTGGACAAGATCAACGTGGCCGAAGACGCGTTGCAGACGGCGAAGAACGCCGACGGCGTCCACGAGCAGGCAATGGTCGCATTGACCGCGGCGCAGCACGACGAGCAGGACAAGGGCGCCGCCGCGCTCGACGCGCACACCGCGGCCAATGGCCTGGCGCTCGACGCCATCGCCGCGCTCAAGACCGAACTGGGCATCGCCTAAATGGTGACGGCCCTGTGGATCATCCTCGGCCTGGCGGCCTGCCTCGCGCTCTCCTGTGCGATCGGCCGCTGGCTGTGGATCCGGGACGGCAAACCCTAATGCGCGTGAACATTCAACTCGAAATCCCGATCAAACGATCGCCGCGGCTGCAACAGGTCGAGGGGATGTTCGATCTCTCGCCGGCGAAAGCGTCCACGTTCGCCCTCACCGCCGAGCTGCCCCTGGACGCGAAGCCCTGGCAAATCGGCCTGATCGTTGGGCCATCGGGGTGTGGGAAAACGACGCTCGCGCGCGAGTTGTTCGGGGGCGGCTCGTGCGGGGGAACCGACTGGCCGGCCGACGCCTCGATCGTCGACGGCTTCCCGCGCTCTCTCTCAATTCAGGACGTTACCGGCCTGCTGTCGAGTGTCGGCTTCAGCAGCCCGCCGGCGTGGTGTCGGCCGTTCCGCGTACTCAGCAACGGCGAGCAGTTCCGGGTCACCGTGGCGCGGGCCCTGGCCGAGGCGCTCGCGACAAACGCAATTGTCGCGACAAATGCAAATGTCGCAACACATCCGCCGGTCGTGATCGACGAGTTCACTTCCGTGGTCGACCGCACCGTAGCGCAGGTCGGCAGTGCGGCGGTCGCTAAAGCCGTGCGGAGCCGCCCCGGCCTGCGCTTCGTCGCGGTGGCGTGCCATTACGACATCATCGAGTGGCTGCAACCCGACTGGACCTTCGAGCCGGCGAGCGGGACGTTCGCATGGAGGTCGCTTCAGCGACGGCCAGAGATCCGGCTCGAAATCGCGCGCTCATCGCCCGACCTGTGGGACGCGTTCCGTCGTCATCATTATTTGAATCACGAGATCGGCGCCTCGGCCCGTTGCTTCGTCGGCCTGGTCGAGGGCCGGCCCGCGGTGTTCACCGCCGCGGTCCACTTCCCCCACCCCAAGCGACCCGGCTGGCGCGAACACCGGACCGTGTGCCTGCCCGACTTTCAGGGCGTGGGCCTCGGCAACGCGATGAGCGAAACGATCGCCGCGGTGTTCGCCGGCGTCACCGGCAAGCCGTATCGGTCGGTCACCAGTCACCCGGCCATGATCCGCCACCGCCGGCGGTCGCCGCTCTGGCGTACCACGCGTGCGCTAAGTCGCATGTCATCAATCAATTCGGGGATTAAATCTGAGTTCGGGTTCGGTTCGGTGCAAGCGCGTAGGGCCAAGCTCCGCGAGTCGGCCAGCTGCAGCCGGTTGACCGAGACGTTCGAATACGTCGGCCCGAAGCGGCCCGACCTGGCCTGGCTGCTCGACGCGAAGGTGCCGGCCTACGGCGGTCGGCTCGCCGGCCGGATCCGGGCGATCCTCCAGCCAGGCCGGGCGGCGTCGATGCCGGATCTGGAACGGCGCACCGGCTACAGCAGCACGCGGCTGGCGCAGGTGTTGAGGGAAATGGGCGCGAAGCGCATGACCACGCGGGGCGGCTTCGCGTATTACTTGGGGTGAGGACCACGACACGGGGGAAATGACATGCCACACAGCAACGCGGGCGACCTGGCCCGGCGACTGTTTGAAACGGACCCCACTTACCGCAGCCTGGTGGGCAACCTGCGGGCATACCTCGAACCCTACAATCGGGCGCTACTGCTCGACGCCGTGATCCTGGCCGACGAACTCGTCGCGAGCGAGATTGTGCGGCGCATGGCGGAACAAAGTGGCTTCAGGAGTCGAAAGCAGTGGCAGGACTGGTTCAAGTCATTGGAAAACAAGGCCGCCACCATGGTCGACGAGCCGGCCGTGGTCACCCCGCCGAAGTGAACAGGTCGCGAGGTGCCGGCGCCGGCACCTCTTGGAATAGATCGCGGCCGCCGCCGAACTTGAGCGACCGCACCACGTCGTCGGGCACGTTCCACAAGTTTTGAGCGCCCCGGTATGGGACCGGCTCGGCGAGGGCCCAGACGTTGTCGAGTAGCCAGCACCACGGGCCGAACGTGAACGGGCTCGGCGGCGCGGTGGCCACCGGCACGCAGTCCACGACGGTGGCGACGCCGACCAGCGCCCCGAAGGCCAGGCCTTCGGGGACAGGTGTGCCGTCGGCCAGCGCGGTGCACATCCACGCCTTCGACTTCCCCGCGTGAATCAGCAGCGGCCCCCGGTACCGGGAAAACCAACTGCGATTCTCCACGCGCTTCGGACCGCTGACGATCGCCCAGGCCCACGGCTGGCAGACGGTAATGGCTTTCATGGTAACACTCCCTCGTAAATGAAGGGGCGGCCGCGATCGCGGCCGCGCCCCGGTGATTCCAACAGGTTCACGGACCCGGTTACGAGCCGCCCAGTTGGCGGCTGGCGGGGGATCGTCGCGGGCGAGATGGGACCGGCGCCGCCAGGGCCAGGTCCTCCCGGAGCCGGTTATTCACTTCGCGGATCGTGTCGCGCATTCGGTCCAATTCCTGGCCGACGGCGTCGACCTCCTGTGTAGAATGATCGCCATGAAAACCGCTTGCCCCAAGTGCGGCCAGGTCCTCGACCAGGCCGGCGAGGTCACCCACGAAGGCCGGACGTTCCCGGTGTTTCAGTGCGACGACTGCACCGAAACGGTCGAACTGTTCGGCGCGAAGGTGGAGGCCGCGCACACCTTCGCCCTCGACGGACGGGGGCGGCCGTTCAACCCGGCCGACTCCCCGCCCGACGGCGGCTAGTCCCCCTTCACCAGCAGCCCGTTGACCACGCGGCAGCGGCTCGCCGAGCGCGGGAAAAAGTGCTTGAACGTTTTGACGGCGAACGCGGACGCGGCGGCCGACGCGTTCCGGCGGCTGACGCGCGTTCCCCGTTGCATGGCGAAGGCGAACATGGTCAGGTAGGTGACCACGGACAGGCGGCCGCTCAGGATGATCTTGTTCCCGCGGACCATGTACCGGCTGCCGCCGCTCGACGTGTGTTCCTCGCCGCTGGTGTCGTCGCGGACCAGCAGGGTTTCGAGCCCGTAGGCGGCGCACAGCCCGCGGTGGAGTTCGGCGTACTTGTCGCCCCGCTCGGCGTCCGTTCCCTGCCACGGCTTGGCATCCCGGAACGCCTTCACCGCCACCTTCGCCGCCGCGTTCAGTTTCAGTTCGCTACGCATGATCTGACCCCTGTAATTGCAACCCTGGACAGCTCGCCGCGACGTGCGGCGAGCGAATGGCCGCGCTGCCCCCGCGATGGCTGGCGCGGCCCGTGGCTCACCCGAACAACGTTCGGGACGTGGACCGCACCGTGCCGATCGACCGGAACTTGCAACCCGTTTTCGGCGTGAACACGTGCACGCTGTCGTTCTTCACCGGCTTGGGCGTGCCGGGCATTTCGTCGGGCAGACTGGCCAGGTACACGCCGGCCTTTGTCTTGGCCCAGTGCAGCGGGTTGCCGCGGCGGACCACGGCGAGACGGTTGGGTCGCGACCAGAGCCCGAGCATCACCAGCGGCTGACCGCGCTCGCCGGGGGCCGCGGCCTCGACCGCCTTCGCACACCGTTCGCCGATCGACCCGTCGAACTGTTCCACGAGCAGGCCGAGGACCTCGGAGTCGCAGTCGCTGACCGGGCTCAGACTGTAATCGTTGATGACGTCTTCGAACCGGGGGAGCGTGCCGTTGTGCACGATCCAACCGCCGTCCGACGGGTGCGGGTGGTTGTTGACGTTGCTGGTGAAGTTGCCGTGAGTGGCCCAGCGGCAGTGGCCGATCAGCATGGTGGCCTCTTCGGCGATCGCGAGGATGCCCATGTAATCGGTGATCCGGCCCGTCTGTTTGAAGCAGTGCAGTTTCCCGCGCCGGTCGATCCACGCGAAGCCGAACGCGTCCGGCCCTCGCCGTTCGGTGACGCGGGCGATCTTCTCAAGCCGCGACAGGTTCAACTCGCCGTTCCCGTCCGCCACGAATCCGAATACTCCGCACATAGTAAACCTCCAGAATGATGCTTGTTGGAAGATCGCCCCCGCCACGTTGGCGGGGGCGGTTGCCGGTGCGCTACGCTTGGGGCTCGGAGTCATACTTCCGGGCCAGGCGGGTGAGTTCCTTTTTGCTCGTTTTGATCGCGGGCAGACCCTCGCCGCTCAGGTCACCGTGAACGTGCGGCTGACGGCCCTTCGTCCAACCGAGCTGGTAGAACAGGCGGGTGATGGCGGTGAGCCCCTCGCCGTCGCGGTGGATCGGCGACGTGGCGACCGGTGCCTTCGCGGTCCAGTCCGTGGTCCGCTTCGCCTTCAGGGCCCGCTCGACCAGTCCCACGCACAACCGAACGTAGCCGACCAGTTTCGCGGCGTTGAGCGTGGCGGCGAAGGCCCGGAACTCCACCGTCGGCTTGTTGGTGGCGAAGTTCGCCACGTGGTACCGGTCGTGCTGGGTGTTCTGGCGAGCGTGCTGCACGTCGCCGTAGCGGTTCAGGCCCTTGCTCCAGCGACCGGTTTCGCGCTTTTTCGTGCCGGTGGAGGCGAAGATGGCTTTTTCAAAGTTCGCCACCAGTGTCATCAGTTTCGCGGCGGCGACCGTGTCGGCCTTGTTGAACCCCACGTGAATGTGGAGACCGCAGGACGGGTTCACCTTCGCGCCGAAACTCTTGATCACGGCGAGGGCGGCGAGCAGTTGACGAAGGCCGTCGGCACCCTTCAACACGGGGGAGACGAATTCACACGCCACGTGATCGCGGGTCGCGGGCGTGGTGCGGATCGACGGGTCGCCGTCGGCTTTCCACCCGGGCAGTTGCGGGATGGCGAGTCCACACCCGTGCGGCCCGACCAGAACGGCACCGTGCGGGATGGTAGTTTCGATTTCAACGCCGAAGGTGATTTCGTTGACGTCCATTGCAGGGCCTTTCGTGTAAGGGATTAGCGAATGACGAAGTAGTACCACGCCAGAGTGCCGGCGATGCCGAGGACCGTTCGGGCGATGATCCAAGCCGCTTCAGCCAGGTCCCGTTTCGTGAACTTCATTTCTGTCTCCCGTTCGCGTTTCAGTCCGACCTCTACCTATATATACGTCATCGGACCGAAAATGTTTCGACCGATTTACCGGATTGCGCGGAGTTTTTTCGCGGCCGGAATGCACGGTCCAACGGATGCCCTTGTTTCGCTGGGAGTTGCGTGGCGGGTAGCTTTCAGCTCGACATGGGAAAAAAACCAGAAAAGCCGTCGGACAGTCCGGGATCCACGGGGCCCGCGTATACGCCCGCGGAACTGGCCGCGCTACTTACGAAGGCGGGGCTCGGTCCGGTGACCGCGGAACAGGTGGAGGCCGACGTCGCCGCGGGCCTGCCCACGGCGAACGGGAAGATCCATCCGGTGCAATACGCGGCGTGGCTGAACGGAGCCGCACGTGCCGATTGACCTGCGCAAGTTGAAGCCGGCCGAACTGTGCGGCCTGGTGAACGGCACACCGCTCGGCCCGGTGCTCACCCTGCCCGCCCTGGCTCGCCAGCGTCGGCAGGCGGGGGCGAAGATCGGCGACGGCCGGACGGTGCACTTCCTCCGATACCTCGCCTGGCTCGCACTGGAGCGCCACGGACGGCGGGTCCTTCCGGCGGTAAATCCGGGGCAGGG